TTTCCGAGGTGTCCTAAAGACTCGTAGCCCTTGCCGCCTGGGTAGGTTGTGCGGGCTGTTGCAATCTCAGCGCCTCGTGCTTTTGAGCGGGTGCGTCGTTTGTTTGGTCCGCTCTTACCCATACGTCTTTGATCATCGCGCTTACCAGGAGAGGCGAGTAGTGCGTCTTCTTCTGGCTCTGCTGCGGGGGTATCAACTGCGGGAGTGTCGTCTGCGGGAGTGTCGTCTGCGGTATCTCCGCCGAGGAGAGCGTCAAGATCATCACCACCGGCATCTCCAAGATCTACATCTCCGCCTCCAGCGGTTTCTCCCTGAACCGCCTCAGCAACGCCCTCAAGCTCTGCGTCGAGACGACGGTCAAAGAACATTTCACGCTGGTTGCGAATGAATTCTTCTTCAGAGAGGTTAAAGATGTTGTCTGCAACCCAACGACGAGAGAAGAAGCCTTCAGTTGCTGTAGAGGCAACATCGAACTTGGTCTTCCAGTGCTCAAGCTCCTGAAGCTCTGCAAGTTTGGATGGATTATTGAGTGACAACTTAAAACTGATAAGATCTGCCCCTTTATACCCAAGTGTATAAAGGTGGATAATTCCAATCTTTTCCAACTCAGTAATGATGGAGCGCTGTAGCCTCTGAATTGTTCTCGCAAAACGAATATCTTTCTGTGCAAGTGTTGTCTTGTCCTCGTCTGCTCCCTCTAAGTTAGTGAGGTATGATGCAGGCACCTTAAGTGCAGAGAACAATTTATCGCGGAGATACTTTACATCGTCAATATCGCCAGTATATGTTCCGCCTGGGAGGTTCTCAATACGAGAAGAAACTCCGCCTCGAACAGGAATAAAATAGTCTTCCTCGGTGCTCATTGGGTTGTAGCGAAGGTCAACACGTCCGGTATTGGAGTCAACAACTTGGTTACGCTTCATTTGAGTCATAACCTTTTGCATATACTGCTCAACATCATTTGGTGCGACGTTTCCAACATCAATGTAAAACACACGTCGCTCGGGAGCACGAACAATTCGGTAAGACATCATTGCGTCTTCAAGAAGAATTAACTGACGGAAGATACGACGAGCGGGCTCAAGAACAGAAGATCCGTAAGGAGCATATTTGTCGTTGCCAAGGATACGGAAGTGACCAATCTGCCAGTTCTCAAAAGTAAGTCCGCCTGAGTTCCACTGGAACTGAACGTACTTAGGGTTGCTCTTATCCTCGCCCTCAAGTCGCTCGATTTCGTGTGTAGGTAGCCCAACGACGGACTGAATACCTAAACGCTCGTCAATGTCGAGGTACAAAAAGAAGTCGCCGTACTTACACATTGTACGGGACCACCCGAAGAGATTAAAGTCAATGTTAAGAACGGTATGATAAAGCTCGCTAAGAACTGCCTTGATCTCTTCGTTAGGACACTTAATAGTGAGAAGTGGCTGGAGATCGGATGAGGTAGTCATCTCATCGGCATAAATATCAAGCGCAGAAGCAATCTCTGGTGTATATTCCATTTGCTCAAAGTCTTGATAACGCTCTGCACGCATCTGGTTAGCCATGATGGCTGTAGAAAGTTGCTCAAAAGGATTATAGGAGGACTTCTTAAAATTAAGCCCTGAAGCAGACTGGAACTTAAACTTGTCCAGTTGGACACGAGAAAGTTTGCGGCTTGTCTGTGTTCTGTAATTTACGAGCGGACCAGAAAGCAAACGTGTGAGTTGCTTAAAAAGTGCCGACTGATTGTTTTTTGGATTTCTTTTATTCTCTGCCATATTTATCCCTTATAGAGCCAGCCAAATTGCTGCATATTTTGTACAGCCTTTTGACGTTGATCTGACGTTTTATTGTCTGCTCTATAGCCCTCTTGTCCTTTAATTTGTGTATTTAATTTTGTCGAAGCAACGAACATCGAGTCCACGAATGCTTCTCTGTATTGTTGCTCTAATTTTCCTGCTTCAAACGCTGTATCCCTTACCCAGCAGCCAATCGCGAGAGCCATTGTTAAGTCATCATTGTAACTTCTCATTGCCTCGGGACGACCGTTATTCCAGATAAAAGTCTTGAACTCATTAAGAGTTCGCGAAGAATATACGGTAATTAGTTTATTTCTTATGAATTCTTCCATTTTTGCGATTATAAGTGGGCGTGTCTTTGAGGTTGTGGAAAAGCCCGCAACAGCATTCGACATATTCTCGCCGCGAATCTGATCCACGTACTCGTGAGTTGATTTAACGGAGAAGTATATATTATTATAACCCAGTTCCTGTAATTTTGATAACACTGCGAAACCAACTGAGTTATTTTCTACAACGACCATTCCGTTGTTGTATTCTTTACCAATACTGTTTAGCATATCGGCGTAGACATCGGGTGTGGGCTTGCCTTGGTATTCTGCGACAAGCTCCATTGTCTCAAGTTTTAAAACATGCAATGTGGAATTATCTTTTCCATCACCTCGGGCAACATCTGCGGAGAGGAGATAGTTGCAGCCATCAACTGCCTTTTCCCAAATCCAGAAGTTGCGATCAAATCCTGTGCGATACTGCGGTTCTTTAATCGTGCTCTCCATCCAAGTTAGATCGTCTGGGTGGATAACAGTCTCACCCGACATGTTGAAGTTACATTCTAACTCCTGTGCGATCTGTCGGCGAGACATGTTTCGTGTTTCTTTGTCAAACCACTCTCTGTCACGTTCTGGATGGACATCCCAACGTAATATTGTTGGAAAGAAATCGTTTTGCTGTTGCTCAGCATCAACATAAGTTTGGTGAAACCAGTTACCAACACCATTGGGAGTAGAGAGGGCGATACAACGACCACCTGTTGACAGCGTAGGATACAAACCAGTCCATAATTCGTCAAGCCCCTCAACGTGAGCAGCCTCATCGATAACCAATAATGAAAGTGCTTCCGAACGACCAGCATCACCTGACGTAGATGAGGCTTTAATCTCTGAACCGTTTGATAACACAAACGATGCTCGGTTATCAATATCAATACTGGCTATCTGCATCCAAGGAGGCAAGTTTTTAATAATGTGCTTAACCTTCTTTACAAGGTTTCCTGCCGTCTGGAACTTGGTTGCGATAACCAAAATGTTTTTGTTGCGATGAAAAAGCATCATCCACGCAACATAAGCAGCCGTTGTGGTTGAGATACCTAACTGGCGTGCTTTGAGGATCACATTAAATCGGTGATCGTTGAAGTCATGCAGTAATTGCTGCTGAAAAGGATACAATTTAAACGGAATCAAACCCTCTAAAGGATGAGCAATTCGTGCGTAGTTATCAATAAAATAAACTGGGTCTTTGCCGCTCTTTAATATCTCTTTTAATATTTCGTTCTTTGTAAGTTCAAAGGACATTGAGCCATCGCTTACTGCTTGCCAAGAGAAATAAAGTCGCGGATTGACTGGTCAAGCCGATCTTCGGATGGCATGCCAACTTCCATAACATCTGCAAGATTTCCAACTTTGTAGTGTCTCTTGCCAACTACAAAAACGCGAACCTTGGAAGTATTCTGTACAAGAACCTCAACGTCACCCTCGGCAGTAAGAGTTAGTGTATCTCCGGTGATCTTCTTGTACTCTTTCTTAAGAAAGTTAGCAACATTTTGGATCATCTCTTGAACATCAGACTCGATATCGCCAGCGTATACGTCCTTGAGTTTGATGTCGCTCTGGTATGAAATTGTGAGAAGTGGTCCACTCATGCGAACATTAAATCCATCAACAACGCGAGAATCAGTAATGGGATCCCCTTCTTCTCTCTTAAGCCCGATCTTTCGTGCCTCTCCGTCAAGAGAGTATTTCTCGTCCTGTGATCCATCATAAGCATTTGCGGCTGCTTGTGAGATTCCTCTAACGATGTCTAAAACTGAAGCCATTATTTATTTTCTCCTTGGTTCGGACGCCATCCGGTCGCCCAACGTTCTTCTCTTCCTTCGACCCATTGATAGTAGCAAGTGCGACAGCAAGAGTATTTCGTCATATATACATTATCTCTTGTATCAAAAGAATATGTACTGCATACAGGACAAGACCTATTACTATCTTTATTAAGTAGTTTTTTTGATATTAAAACTCCATCAACTTCTACTTTTTCCAGTTTTTCTGATATCTTATCCAGCTTTTTGTTTAATAGTTTGAGTTGTTCAAGGTATTCTTGCTCTTTTTGTGGGTTCCAATCGCTTTGTGGATGCTGTACTGTCTCTACGCCATACTTCTCTGAAATGGCATGCTCGACTTTAAGTGCGTAATCTGGGTCTTGTTTTGTTTTACTCATTGTGATATATTTGTTGTTGCGTAAAATGTTCCTAAAGATAACCCAATACCAACAACTACTCCTCCTGCTAACCACCAATGGTTGTATTTATTTGGTTGGTCAAGAGCCATCTCTCTGTAAGTATTTATCTCGTTATTTTTGATATCCATCAAAAGTTGGTGTTTTTCTTCTAACGCATCATAACTTATTTGTAGTGAATCAAGCTGTAGTTGCATTTCGCTTCTTGCTTTAGAAACCTGATATTCGATCTCTAAGTCGCACTCTTCAGTGTTAAACTGACTATCTGCAATTAACTGAGAGAGCGCCGTGGGATTAAATAGTGTTCCTGCAAACGGTGCTGTTTCTCCAGCATCGAGATGGGTATACTTTGGCTCCTCCAGACTTTGTGCAAAGATTGGAGCCGGAAATACTAAACCAAAAGTTAGTATCTGTGCAATAATTTTATTTTTCATATTTAAATCCGAATTCTTCTTCTAAGATTTTATTAATGCTCTCTGGATCTGAGTCATACATCTTTACTAGCTCAAGATAGCGTGAGCGCTTCTCAACGCTGAGTTCTTCTTTTTCTCCGACGTATTCATCTTCAAGCCTTTTAATGTCGTCGTTATGCTTTTTGATTGCTTCGTCTCTTTTTTTAATTTCTTCCTTGTGAGTATTTTCAAGAACCTCGACTTCTTTTTTGTAGTTCTCAATCGTGGTGTCCAGCACCTTTTTATATGCTCTCATATTTTTGCGAGCGATTAAATATACAACGAGTGTCCAGAATGCGAGCGCAAGAATCTTCCAATGGTGCTTACACCAAATCCAAATCTTTTTAGAATGTAAAACAAATGTTAACCAAGTCATGATCCGTGCTTGTAAGTCCTCATAGCGTCAATAGCGCCCTGTGTACCGATATAAACCATAGCGATCATACCCCATGTATCACTGGAAAGATCGCTCCACAACATTAAACCTGTTGCGGTAAGAAATGTGAACAATTTTCGAGAGATGACCTTAGCCATCACCTTGTCTAAAACTGCTTGTCTGCTCATGTTTTAGCCCTCCTTCGGCTATGCACTAAATAGTTTTAAACATTCACTTTCGCATAACCATTTTCTTTATCAACGTTAATAATATGATCCACGCAGTCTTTGAGAGCGTCAAGATGAGAAATCAAGACAACGACCTTGTAGTAGTTCTTAACCATGTCGAGAATACGAACAAAGCCATCCATGTTCTCGGCATCGAGAGCGGTTCCTGGCTCATCCATAATAAACACGTTTGGCGAGGGAAGATTACTCACGTATGCGAGTGCAAGACGAATAGCCATGGAAGCAATTGTCTTCTCTGCGCCTGAGCCCATCTCAATTGGACGAGGCTCATGGCTTGGATGCTTGATATAAACATTCAGTCGGTTGCCTTCGTTCTCAAAGAAGACTTCGAAGTTTACAATATTCGCAAGCACCTTCGCAATCTCTTCATTGATCGCTGGAAGTTTCTTCTTAATAATATCGTAAGAGATTCCGCTGGAATGCATACACCTCATGAACAGATCGTAGGCAGAGTATTCTTCACGGAGATCTGCAAGTTCTTGCTTTTGTTCTGCCAGGTTTTGGAGTTTCTGCTCGTGTGAGCCGTGTAGTTTATATAACTCGTTTAGTTCCTCTTTACAAGCTTCGCAGGCTTTTTCTGTTTTATCGATAAGAGAAGAATACTCGTTTCGTTTTGCAACAAGTGCTTCGAGGTTTTCGATTGCTTCTTTATTATCCTCGTAAGCCTGAATGTTCTTTTCAATACCAACAATCTCGTGCTCGAATACTTGCAGTTTAGATAAGTTAGTCTGAATCTCTGCCGTTGCGATTGAGACTTCTTGATTAACGTCCCGCTGCCTTCCTACGAGTTTATTATACTTCTGAATATAATCTTCTAATTTGTTGGCGTCAAGTTTATCAATCTCTTCTAAAAGCGTGACGGTTTGTTGACGAAGCTCAGCGGCTTCGGTAAGCATATTTGGCAAAGCACTCTTTGCCCTATAAGCCTCTTTAACAAACTTATTTTCAGAGCAATACCCACAATCAGGATCATATTCGTGCGTTTCTAGTAGTTTAACCTTTTTCTTGTAGTTGTCAACATCTTTATTTTTAATTTTTAATAAAGCAACAAGTTCA